ACCTCGGACAGCACTCGCAGACGTAGAAGCTGCCAATATCTTACTGCCATTCTCTAACTCCAAACTACCTTTGTTCCAGGATATAATACCCTGTTGCATCCATTTAGGTAAGTTCTCGTATGCAGTTTGTAACCTTCCAAGAAGTTCCCTAGCAGTCGCTGCTTTGTTTGCCAGAATACCAATGTTCACACTGTCGTTAAAGACAGCATAATGCAAAAGGTAAGATACGACTGTAGTGGATTTACCAGTCTGTCGTGGCATCTTACAGATATTAAATCTGTTGCCATGGAAGTTATTGATTAACTTCTCCTGAAAATGATATGGGTGAAATTGAGTAAGACCTTCATCCAGTGAAACGATCTTAATATAATTGTTGGCAAAATAAACAGGATCCTCCTTACATTTGACAAACTCAAGAATTTGCTCTTGAGTAAACTCAATAGGAGTATTTGCTTTTTTTAGATTCGGATTGCCAAGGTATACATTATCAGACATAAATTAATCAGCAGTTCCAGGCTCTAAGTGATTTATTGATTCTGCTATCTGGATCGCTAGCAGTTTTCTTACTAGTTAGTTTCTTTTTCATACCCTTCATTCGAGCACAAAATGATGCGCGACGGGGATTTCCAACCTTCTTGCTTGGTGCTTTAAGGTCGCTTCCTGGATTTTCTCTTTCGTAAGACTTTCGTCCTTTTTCGTTAAGTCCGCCTGACTTGGACTTTCCTTCTTTTTTTGTCCATGCTGCTCCTTCTGCATGAAGGAGGGGATTTCCTGGAACATAATCGGCTGCTGAGTAACTTATTAGTTTTGCGCCAGGATATACTTTATCGATCTGTGATTGAACATCAGATCTGTTTGGCATTTTTGCCATAGGGAAAAACATTTTAATGCCATAATATTTTGCTCTCCACATGAGAGATACCATTAGAATATGACCAGTCTTTGATGGAATTCTAACAGCTTCCGTCATAGACTCAATATCATAAGTTTCATATTCAACATTACTTTCAACGGTCTTGATAGGTTCTGGTTCAATAATATTTTTAACAACTGCAAATGTTTCTCCATATGCATCTGTTAGTTCAAGATCTTCACCCATTGGTTTTACATAGTTTTTGTTTGGACCTGGTTTGCCACCATTTCCACCTTTTGGTCCATCACAAGCAGACATTCCATGTACTGGACATTCTTGACCCTGATGAGTGTGATTGCATCCTTTCTTCTCCTGGATGTTCTCACCATCATGAGTAATTTCATCTCCTGCTTTTACACAGCGATTGTAAGTCTTGCCGAAGAGTTTTTGTGTCCCTGCTTTTTTGTAACCCTTCCAACATTTCTTACCAGCTTCATCTAATTCGATTAGTTCATCTCTCCAATTAGAAAAACCTTCTTTCTTGGTTTTGTTTCCCCAATTGGATGCTCCAACTTTACGACATTTGACTAGTGCTCCTGACGCATATGCACTTGGCCAAACTGAATAACGTGACTTGACCTTATGATAACAGGCATCCTTTTTGCCTTCGATTACGGTTTCTTCAGTCTTCACGTTAATTGCCTTCCCTTTTCTATCTGGATTTGGATCTTGACGATTCTTACGACGAAATGCTCTCTCCTCTTCATCTTTAGAAAGATTACGTTTCATTTTTGAAGAACCACATTTTGGTTTTGTGGTTTGTCCTGGTTGTTTGGCACAGGGTTTTCCTGCATATTTACCACCCAGTTGAACCCAACCAGGCTTGCCATCACTAGACTTACTCTTACTAAACCAGTCACGCAAAGAAGAATCACCACTTTTCGATTCACTCACCCCTCCATTACCATTACCGTTACCATTGCCATTTCCATTCAATGGTTTGTCAATACCAACTTCTTCTGGTTCTCTACCACCACCAAGAGTTCTACTAGTCATTTTAAGACCAGCAGGAATCTTTTTACACTTTTGATCAGTGTAGCAGTAGTAATAACCAGATTTACACTTCATGCTATTGAATACTCTTCTTATATTTAGTTAAATATTGTTCTTTAAATTGTCCAAAAGTCTTTCTTACTCTATCACTACTATCCATTGTCTGTACAAATTCACTAGATGCATGAACCATATTATTAATATCTGCCATTGATAATTTTTCTACAGGATAAACACCAGATCCCAATTCCCATTTATAGAGACCAGATTCTCCAGGTGTTTGAAAATCCTGAGATAATAAATCATCTTGACGTTGTCTAAAGAGCAATTTATTGTTAGATCCAGCAAGAGGGCCAGCAGGATCTGTTGAACCAGTAAGACCACCATTACCAACATGATTTGTTGGTGCTTCTTTTAGAAAACTTTTAAGATCCTTCATCTTTAGATTGCTGTTTAATGAGTTTTGCTAGGTCAGCAGTTGATCCAACAAATAATGCATTGGTTACATTTGTTGGCCCCTTTGCCTGCTTCTCCTCTTCAACCTCTTTAAGTTTCTTTTGCAATTCCATCAACTTATCAGTAGCATCAGCAACGTTCTTGATCAACTGGCCTGCCACTTCATATGCCCTTGGCATTTCACTTTCCTGAGCAAGTTCAAGAACACCATTTAGTGCTTCTTGTCCTTTTTCTATGATTGAATACAAATTACCTCTTGTATAATCATAATCCTTTTTGATATCATCAACGTTTGCTTTTATTTTTTCAATCTTTTCATCAGGAGATTGTACTTCTGGATTTATAACTTCTCCAGAAGTATTAAAAGCGTCGTTGAGGTTATCAAAGTTTTTTGTCATATGCATGATTATTAGAACGTAGTACCACTAAATCCGAAATCGTCACCATCTTCAATTAGAGCACTATCTACACCAATAGTTCCAATACTAGTTGTAGTATCAGTGTAGTCAATTCCTTTAATATCAGACCCTGTTGGATGTGCAACTGCTGTTGTTCCATCCTCTCCACGTCTTACCGTGATGCTATTGCCAGATACAGACTTAACGTATATCCCTTCTCCATTGATTTCAATGCGTTTTTTGGCAACAATTTTAGTTCCGTCCACAACATTGAACTTTGTGGTATCTGCCTCTATCTCTTGATCTGTCAAAGTTACAATGTCTCCAGTGTAATCTTTGATGGCTCTTGGAAGAGCAGAATAAGAAACTGCTCTCTGTCTTGCAGTTGCAGGTGTACCAGAAAGATAGTTGATAGTAGACTTCTTGATGATATCCTTGCTTGCAGATGCAGTAGGACCAAACAGATATGTTTTTGCTGTAAATCTTAGAGTGTAAAGAAGAACTCTCCTTGTGGTAAAGTCTCCTTCATAATCATCCTGCATAGTAATATTTTCAAGAACAACTGGAATATCTCTTCTTTCTTGAATAGAATCGACTAGTTGTACAGAAATGCTAAATGCAGGTTGAAAGTATGGTAAAATTTGCTCTACGATTTGCAGTGCATCATCATTTAATTTTGTCATGATGCTCAGTTCAAATTGCATATTATAAGGAACTGGCATATAAACCTTCTTAGTTTCAGTCCCATCATTAGGATCCTTTACAACTATCTGTTGAGTTGTTGAAACTTTTCTGGTTGGATCATATGTTAATCCAGTAAACTCAAATGACATTCTTGGTAAGGTCATTGCAGTTGACTTATTCAAATCTGGAGATTGCTCCAGTCTAGCCAAAAATTTCTGAGTAGGTCCATATGCGAGAGGGACCCTCATCACATCTGTGATATTGCCAGAAGAATCTTTCTGTTGAATGGAAATACCATTGAACAGAGTACCAAAAGCAATAACAGTCTTCCTCAGAATTTCGTTATAAAAATACTCAAACATTTTACTTACCTTATGTTATTATTTAAACATAATAATTTCTATTTATGGAATTCCAAAAGGATTCTGCTCAGAGAAGTCTAAAATGTTATCTGCTTCAGTTTCTATGTCTGTATTATCTGCAAATCCATCATCATTAATGTTCTGATCAATAGCTCTTATTTCATAACTTGCGCTTGATGCTGATCCAACAATAACTTCTCCTGTTGTAAAGTATCCAGAAATATTAGAAACTTCCAAATCAAAAGTTGTTGCATCCCATTTCCTCACTCTTGCAGTAGTTCCACTAACACTTCCAGTAACTATTTCATTAAATTCAAATGTGCCAGTTCCACCACTAGTAGAAGCTGCTGCCACTGTTATCGTGGGTTCTAGAACATAATTTGCACCAGTGTCTGTAAGTTCAATACCAGTTATGTTTCCAGCAGCACTTACTATTGCATTACCAGTTGCAGTATGAATACCTGCTACCAGTTCCACATAATTCTTCTCTGATGGATCATTTGAAATTGTTACACCAGGTGCTGCAAGATAACCTCCACCACCAAATGTAACTGCAATACCTGTCACAATACCGCATTGATCAATACCAAATTCAAATGCAGTTGTTGCTACTCCAACATTTGTAGCTGCTTCTGACATATAGATGGTTCCATAACCAACAGAAGATACATATGTGCTAGTTGATATGAAATTAACTGCAGGGAATATTGTGTGACTTGTTTCATGGTCAAACTGAAGTCTAACTCTATCTCCTGCAATGATACCAGTGGTTGTAATGCCAGTGATATAATTAGATCCTATTCCAATTGTTCCTACAGTTTTGACAGAATTAAATCTCATGGTAGCAATACCAAGAGCTCTAAAGTTTTCATCAGCACCACCAGGACCTGCAATAGTTACAGTTGGTGCAGTTTGATAACCAAATCCACTATTTCCGATACTAATAGTATTAACTGTACCTGCAACAGAAACTGTGACTGTTGCTGTTGCATTTACTGGGGATGGTCCACTAAAAGAAATCGTTGGAGTAACTGTATACCCAGCACCAATCGTTGCTGCTGTTCCTGTTGCCCAAGAATCAGCAACAAATCTAACTGCAGTAACAATACCAGAACTATTAATTGTTGCAATACCGACAGCAACTTGAGTTGGAGTTATTGTTCCAATACCAGTGCCGATCGTCACTGTAGGTGCAGATGAATATGCTCTACCAGTTGTACTGAAAGCAATAGATCCTGGATCAATAGAAGATCCTGCAATTCCTATGGTTGCAGTTGCAACACTGTATCCTGGAGAAGAAATTGATACAGTTGGAGCACTGGTGTAAAACTTACCTCCTGTTGTAATAGCAAGTGCCTCAACCGTTCCTCCAGTTTGTGATATATCAGATAAAGTTGCAGTTGCTTCTGCAGCGTTTCCAGTACCTGTTGGGAGATCAAACGTGACTGTAGGTGTAGTTTTATAGAAAACACCACCTGTAGTGCCTCCTGGGAAGTACAAAGCAGCTGCTCCAACACTAACAGTTGCATCAACAACACTAACTCCACCACCAACAATAGGCATATCTAGAGTTGCAGTAGCTGCAGCACCAACATGTTTTGGCGTTGAGAATGTAACTGTTGGATTTGTTGAATAACCTGATCCACCAAAGGTCATAGTAACAATGCCAACCTGACCACTGTTGATAAATGCAGTTGCTATGGCACCACTACCAGTATTTGAAGTAAAAGTAACTGCTGGTGCTTGTGTATATCCAGATCCTGCATTAGACATCTGTACAGATTGTACAGATTTAGTACCTGGATTTACATTTTTATTACAAACTTCAATTCCTCCAATCATAATAGCACTTGCTATTCCAGTTACTCCTCCACTTGGAGCAGAAGAAAAACCAACTTTTGGTGGGGTTACGTAACCTCCACCTCTATTGCTTATTGCTACGAGTCTTATAGCACCATTAACAAGACCTCCAGGAACTGCAGTTGCTGTAGAAGCAATACCAACCATGGATAGTGTTTGAGTTCTTCCTAAGAAGAGATCTCCATCAACTCCCTCCACTGCTGCTAATTCATCATCAATTTCAGATACACCAGTATCAATAATTTCATTTTCATACCTGAAGAGTTCACATCTCAATTCAAAGGTATAATTTTCTTGTAATTGATAAAATGGCTTATCATGAATTACTTGTTTAATTTCAAATAATCTATCACCTAAAGGAAAATATAATAAGTCCCCTTCTTTTGGTCTAGATGAAAGTTTTTCATTTTCTTCTGCTGCCAATAATGGAGCAATATATTCTTCGTATCTCTCTTTTGATATTACCAGAGTTACTTCATTTGTATTTTGAATGCCAAATTTTGATAGAAGGACTGAATTATCGTCATATCCCTCATAACTTTGAACATATGCTTCAATTGGATAAGATGCATCGAACTTAGATTCGATTACCTCTTTCATTACTGTTTTTTCAGTAATGTATTTTCTTGGCATGTAATAACATTCAATGCCATATATTTTTAGTTGCTCATTAATTAGATCCTGAACTAAACTCTGTTCAGTTTTAGACCCTTGCTGGAAAAATGGATTTAACATATCAACCTATCATATCTAAAGGTGGAAGTTCATAAGTATTAGACATCTTCTCTGCTATTACTTCCAAATCTTTTTGAGCATCATCATACATTTGCCTACCATTTAGTTCAACTCCACCTGGAAGTTTGACACCAGTAAACTTCATCATATTCAATCCCCACTGCCTCTTGATCAGAGCTGTGAGATATGGTTTGAGGAATGAGTCGTTCCAGACTCTTGAATAATCATTTGGATCTAATGCCCTAAAGCAATCTATAACAATATAATCTCCTGCAGATACACCACCCCAATCAATATCTAGATACAACCTATCCATTCTCTGATTGAAACGAATAGCCTTATCAGTTGTCAGTAAGAAATTAATATCCTCCAAATAAGTTTTAGTCATTGCATAGGTCAACATTTCTGTTGTTCCCCAATAGTAAATATCATTCAGGAACATCTGATACTTAACACTAAACATATTGTTTGTTGTAGTGTTAGTTCCATCAAAATGATAGATTTTTGTTACTCCAATAATATCTGGTGGAACTTGTAAGAAATTTCCACTTTCTTTGTAAGTGAATGATGTAGAAACTCCAGCAATATTTGCAGAAGCTGATGTGTTTGCTATTCCTGCAGTTGGGGCTTCACCTCCAGGTGCTCTCCCTCTTTCAATATCTTGTTCTGTAAGTTGATACTTTAGGTATACCTGACCAACACCATCAAAATGCCTTTCTTGAAAATATTGAATAGCATCATCAACTAGATCATCAATTTGCTCATCGGCAACATTGATCTCCAAAACTGGCGCTCCCAGTTTTCTTTTACAGTAATCAACTAATTCTTGCCTGCTACTTGGTTGCGCCATTTCTATCGCTTTTTAAAATATTTAGGTGTTACTCTTGTGGTAATCCAATTACCTCAATAGTTTCTTGTTGTTTGTAATACAACTTACAAAAAGACTTAGCTATGTTTCTTAATTCTTCCTTGTCATTACACTCATCAATTTGTGATGCCATTTTCGTATAGGCAAAACTTTTTGCTAAATTTTTAAGTTCAATTTCATTTGGATCCATTTGCTATACCCCTTAGTAAAGATTTGATTTCGTCAATATCACCTTTAATATTAGCAAGATCTTCTTCAATGGATTGTATTTTTTGATTCTCTTTCGATTTGACAGATCTCCTCTTCATATATTCCTCATATTCTGAGGTGTTTACATTTACTATGGAATTGGTATGAGGGTCTCTTGCGAGCCCCTCATGACCTTTCACTTTCATATATTCATTGTTCATATTATGCTAATGCAATTACACGTAGATCTTGTACTCTTGGAACATATGCCTGACTTGTAGAAGTCATCACCAATTTAATTCTATATGTTCTGAATGCAGGCAACTCATCTGCAGTAAATGTATATTCCTTAAAGTTAATTTCTTGAGATTCAAATCCCAATTCATTAGAAGGAACTACGAACTGATCTGGTTTTCCATCACTATCCTCAAGTTCGATAATCTGACCTCTGTAGTCTAGATTATCATGTCCAGGGAATGGGAAGAACAGAGGTTCAAAGTTTGGATTATCTCCAATTGCATAGAATGCACGAATATCTGAATAATTATTGATATGTGCGTTCAGAAGAATCTTAATCGAAGTTGCTGGAGTTTCCAATCCAATTTCTTTTGAAATGTATTGGAATGCACTTGGGTCAGCCTTTGCAAGAGAAACTCTAGAGTCAGTAGCATAGTTTGTAATAACACTGTTAACTCTATTTGATGTGAGAATCGTTGCTACTCTTTGAGAGTCAATAACAGGAGTTAGGAGTGGATTTGTTGTTCCTAGTGTCAGTCTCATTTGTAGAGACTTATTGCCTGCAATTGCACCAAGTTTTTCTTCTTCATTGATCTTTGAACATACAACTCTTGGACCATCAAGATAGTTAGGAGTGTTGAGATTCAGTGAGGTGAATCCAGCATCAATGAATGGAATTTCAGTTCCATCCATACTCTTACTACTTACACTTCTAAGTTCTGCACCAACAGTTGTTCCAGGAACAGTTAGATTCTGAACAATAGGTGTTATGATTTCATAAGGGATGTTTTGAGTTGCTTTTGTATTATGTCCACCAGCAGTCTTAGTAGAACCTAGATATAATTTTGGATATCCAGCAACAGTTCTATTAGTACCATCTGTAGACATATCCAACTTGATAGCATAAGAATCAAATGTGATTGGATCACTCAATGTAACATCAGCCATAGCATGTGTTTTGTTGATTCTCTTAAGAGAAACACCATTTAACTCATACTTATAAACTGGAGTACCTGTTGCATATGTAAGTGGATTGGTTCCTCTTACAATGTTTCCTTCAAGATCATTTCCATTAACTGAAGTATATTCAATAATTTCATTTCCAATTAATGCATATCCTGGATTTGTGGTTCCAACTCCAACACCCTCAAATGTCGAGAACTGAGATCCATCACTAACCTGGATAGATCCAGTAGAATCAGAAGTGTAAGTTACACTCAACTTAGATGGTCTTACGTCAGAAGCAACGTCAGAGATGGTTACAAAGTCTTCTTCAGTGTACATACCATGGTTCTTATGATTGACCTTGATATGTAAACCATCTGAAACTGTAGTAATACTATCTACAGCAACGTTTCCACCAAGTTCCCAGTTAAGGTTTGTAGTAATTCCTGCGCTAGAAACATATCTCATGGTATTTGCTACACCAGTCAGGAAGTCACCCTGAACATTATCTAAGAGTATCTGATTAGTATTAGCAATACCAACGATAGAGAATCTTGCATTTCTACCAACTTCCAGAGATCCAATATTTGGAATCGATACAACATCACCTGCAACATATCCATTACCTGTTGCAGAAATAGTTGCTGCAACTGCAACTCCATCAGCAATAGTAATATCTGCAGTAGCACCAGATCCATTTCCAGTTACAGTCTCTAGAGTAACTCCATTGAATGTAGCTCCACCAGATCCTGGAGTGTAACCAAGACCTGCATTAACAATATTGAGATCTCCTGTTGCGATTCCTGCATTGCCAATGTAATTACCTGTCGCATCAGACTCCCACTGCATTACAGTGTTGCCAAATTCAAGTCCAGTATCACCAATAGTCGAAGCAAGACTAATTCTTACTTTTCTTGAATACATTTCAAGAGAATTTGGAAGAAGATTTGCAATCTGATTATTTCCAGAATTTAGTTCTGGATTATAGAAATCAACCGTTCCAGTATCTAAGAAATCTGCTCTAAACAGTTGGAATTTAAGATCTTCCCACTGACTTGGTTCCCAAGTAGAAGCATTTTGTGACTTGAATAGTGATCCAAGTGTTGGTTGATTAGAAACAAACGTCTGAGATTGTAAATCTTCTTCTCCAACTCTAGAAATAAAGACACTATAATCTGGAGATTGTGATAAAAGAACGATTGCATATTCTGTTCCACCTTGCAGATAAACAGGTGCATCAAATTCAAAGAATGTGATAGCAGATCCATTTTCTGAAGTTGTAATCTGACTTGGATCTAAGAATACTTCAGATAGAGGTAAAACTTTTTGCGAAGGAGTTCCTAGCTCTAAAGTTCTTAATTGCATGACCACAGGAATGTTTCCTGCATCAACAGTATTGAAGTAAACTCCACACTTAGTTACAAAGATACCTTCAGATTCTTCAACAAAGAATGATTGAGCCAAGGGGTCCCCTCTTCTGGGTGGTCTTGGGGGTGGACGCCTTGGTGGTGGTGGAGGTGGTGGTGGGAATACCCATACTCTACTATTGAGAACAGTAGAGGATACTACTTGAGTATCAGCAACTCTTCTAATATCTCTAGATTCTGAATGCTCAACAGTATCAATTCTTGCATTTCTAACAGAAATAATATTTTCTTGTACTGTTTCTAGAGTTCCAGCCGCTTCAAATCCTTCAACTGCAATGGTGGTTGCATCATCTACATCACCATCTTCATCATTGATCAAAGTAAACGATTTGTTTCCAGTTTCAAATCTTGGATGTATCGTTTGATTTGGATTAGGAACAAAGAAACTACCTGCAACTGTTGCTGTTATGTCAGAGACAAGTTTGACAGCAGAGATTGTTGCTATTGCTCCACTTGTTCTTCCTACAAGGGTCATACCCTGCTGAATAAATCCACTAAATTCACCATCAGCAATATTTGAAAGTGAGTTGCAATCAACGTTGAGTACAGTCGATGTTGATGAATAAGTTGTCTCAAGAGGTTGATTTGTATATGGATTCTCAGGGTAGGTTAACTCAGGAGCATCAAAAGCTCCAGTTCTGTGGTTTGTCTGTGCAACTCTAAATGTAACTCTTGGAGCTACATCTACAGTATCTGGTCCAAGACCTGTAGTATTGACTGTACCATCTACAGTCTCTCCAACTTGGAATACTCCAGAAGACATTGCAATCTCAAGGAGTTTTGGTACAACGTAATTTGTTACATCAACACCATCAAAGAATGCATATACTCTAGTATGTGGTTTTAGACCACGACTTATAAAGGCAATATTCCTTGATCTCATGAATGGAATAATGTCTCTACTGACAGTTCTATCGCCAACAGAAGTATTATCAATTTGTTCAACAAACTGTCTTCTCAAACCAGTTCTAGTTGATACTCCAGTATCGACAATATCAAGAAGTTCATCTTGAACTGTGTCAAATCTGATACCCCATCCTAACCACTGTGATGTTGATCTAGTTTGCTGTCTTGTAACTCTCTCTTGTCCAGTCCAGTTATCTACCCAAGCATTCCAAACAGTAGGAGCAAAACCAGTTTGTGGATCAATATTGAGGTTTTCTGTAGCGTCTCTTAGAACTCTTGCAAAGTTTCCTTCAACATTAATGAACTTGGCTTCAAGTCTTACAGTATCGACCCAAACATCAGATGCAGGTGTCAATGCAATAGATCCTCTCCAGAAATTCAAGATGAAAGGAGTGACGCTTTCAGTTCTAGTACCAAATCTTTGTTCAAAATATTGAACTTCTGAATAATCAAGAGTAATAATATCAGACTTCTTCTTGATATTAATACCTTCTGGTTGTGCAACTGATCTATCTGTTGATGGATCAAGTCCAACAACTGGACCAGGAATCAAATCAATTGCATTAGTATAATGAGCAGGTCTTAACTCTTTATTCTTGACATCAATACTATTCTTAAGCAGAATAGTAGGCTCTTGTGCTAAGAGAGAAGTAAAGTTATCTACAAAGAATCCAGACTTAAATCTAGATAATCCTGAAGTATCAGCAACAAATAGATTTGCAGTATTTGTTTCAAGTAGAGAAAGTGCTGTGTAATACTCTAAACTCTTGATTCTACCCTCAAGTTTTTGAATATCAGACATCTTGTATCTCTTATGATCCAAGAATTCAACAATTGCATCTGAAGTTTTGTACAGATAAGGAGGTAAATTGATAGATGCAATTTCAAGAGCATCATCAACTACTACAGGTTTCTCTGGTCTTTCTGCTGGAGTTCCATATTTAACTTGGAATACACCATCTTTCGTTAGGAATATTCTATCAATTCTTCCCAGATAGTATGAGAATGTTGCCTGAATATTTTCATCTGATGCTAAAACATTAGCAGCAGAATTTCCTGAAGCATTGAAAGATCTTCCATGGAATTCTAAAGGAGATCTATCTGAAGTTGTTTCGGGGGTGAAGTTAGAAACTCTTGGTCTAATATCAATAATGTCACTATTTCTAATAAAGTTTACTGTTCTGATTTCATTAGTATAGTTGAATCCCTCATAATACGAATTAACAGTAGTGATGTCTCCATCATCGGCTGAATCATAATATCCTGAAGAATAGTAGATTCTAAGTTTTTTGGTTGGTTCCTGAACATCTGCATTTCTTACGATTGTTCCATAATCGTAATAAGTCCCTTTTTGGCCTGTTCTATATGAATAACTAGTAGAAACATCAAAACTATCTGCATTTAGTGTTTGAACTACTGCTGATATATTTGATTCATAGGAAAGGATTGTTTCTCCTTCAGTAAAAGTTTTCTTATTCTTATATAAGAAAGTGATCTGAGTAGAAGATAATTTCTCTGCAACAATTGCAACTGCACCACTAGACTCTCCACGAATCTCTTCTCCAATAATAAACTCAGATGTGGTAGCAGATGGAGATACAATAGAATTTAAGATTGCTTTTGGTGGAGTTGGATCACTTGTATTTGCAGATTCAAAAATCGCATGAATATCAACAATATCTGGAACATTAAGGCAAATAGTACTGTCCTGAACTCTAGTTCCAAATGGGAATGATCCATATACCAGACCGTCATCTAAAGTAGTTGCTCCAATACCAGATCCAGCATTTTTGGATGCACTGATTACAACAGAAGAAACTCTATACTTCTTCTTATCTTTGGCCTTTGGTTTTGATTTTCTTAGTGTAGCAATTAGGATGGCACCAGTATCGTTTGCTCCTAAGTTATTGATTTGAAGTTGTTCACCCCCAGCAATGAGAGCAAACATGTCAGAAGTCAATGTTTCATAGGAACCATCACTTCTTGCTAAAGAATATCTTTCTTCATCAAATGGCAAGAATACCTCATCAGTGTCTGCACTTACAGCAACTGATAATTGATTGTTTGCAATGTTTACAGTATACTCTTTTCTAATTGTCAGAGTTGATGCTGTTAAATCAACGTTAGAGATGTGATCTTTAGGAAGTTTGGTATAAAGAGTATTATCTGTGGATGAATCTAAGTAAGAAGTTACTACAGTCAAATCTGTAATATCTAATTGTGCTGCAGGTAAAGTAGAAGAAGTAACTCCAACAACAGTTTGTACTTGCTCAACTTTTACTGAATTAGTTCCAACTTCAGTAACTCTTGCTAATACTGGATTACCCAAAGAAACATCAGTGTACTTGATGATGTCATTTTGTCTAACCAGATTACCAGGGAATACTGGATTAAGGCTAGTAATTGTACTAATTCCTGCATCCAGGGCACTAACAGTAGCAATGCCAATTACATATCTGTCGGATTGAATTACGTCTGCAGAGAACGTTACTGCTGCACCAACAATTCCATGAACAGATTTGACGTTTGATGAATTATTAGCAGTTAGTGCTACGCCAACATATCCAACTGATGACCCATTAAACTCAAAAGATTCATTTGCGATAAAAGATCCTTCCGTATTATAAATCTGAATGCTTCTAGAATCAGTTACATCATTTAAAAGGTATCCTGTAGCACCACTATTTGATCCTTTAATATGTACAGGAGTGCTTAGAGTGACAGGATAGTTTAAGGTTACATCAGTTGTATATTGAACATCATACAAACCAATCTCCCAATCATTTAAATTTTGATTGGATAGATTATATGAACCAGACTCTAATCTAAAGTCATAAACTCTCGCTACACCAATTTCACTGCCAGCAGCAATAGTTGCAGCTGCACCAACTCTTTGATCTCTAAGACTTAGAACAAAAGTGTTTCCAATTCCAATTTTGGGAGAACCATAGATATTATTCAATCCAAAAGTTGGACCAGTATTATAAACAATTGCCTGATTTGTTAGAGTTTTAGTAGTTCTTGGTTTCTCAGTATCTAGATATACAGCACCATTTGTTTCAACTCTATAACCTTTAACAAAGGCCTTACCAGAGGAAACTTGATATAATGCCAAATCTTCATCTGGAGTAGATCCAGAATATGTGAATTGACCTTCTCTGTAAATTCCTCTATTTCCTTTTTGATCATTCAAGGAATCTTTAACTGCTACCTCAAAAGGAGCAACAGTATAATCTCCAGATTCTTCATAAGTTCTCTTTGCTAATTCATCAGCAAGAATACTTTGATCAGTTGTCAGAGGTTGTATTCTAATATTACCTTCTTCAATCTTAGCAAGTTCGACAAAGTTAGTATCATCAAAATCTGTTAGATCTTTTTTAAATAATCTAACAGTAATTTTCAGTCTATCTGCTCCTGGAGCAGCATAGTTATTGTATCCTTGAGAATTATCTGTTAAATCTTCATCTAAATCAGAATTGACAATTTCTTCGCTGATGAAAAAACCAACTCTAGCATTAGTATTGGTATCATATTGACTCAGAATCAGTTTTTCTGATTTTACATTGACAAACTGACCTCTAAAGAAATAAACACCTTCTAAAATATTAAATACTGTACCTACAGAAGCAGCATTGTTTGAAATAGTTGATGCGAAAGGTGATCCTGCTTCGATAGAAGTATTTCCAAGCAATCCTGTTTCAATTGCAGCACTAGCTGTTAAATTTTCGCCATCTAGAAATGTCTCTCCAATATTATCTTGAGTATTTGAACCAACATAATAAACATAAAGAGTAAGATTACTTCTTTCCGAGTCTGAAGGTTGAAGTACTTGATCAACTGTTGCAGTAACTCCAGATGTTTGTCCTGTAATTGTTAAACCAACTAGTTCTTCTGCATATGCACCAACAGGGACACCTAAAAAATTATTATTTAACTCAATTGCATGATATGACGGGTTATAACTGGTATTTCCAGGTATAACTTTTGCACCTTCTTTAAAGAAGTGTTGACCAAATTTTTCAATTTGGTTTTGAAGCATTGACTGTAAACCAGTTAGTTCCCTTGCCTGAATAGGGTATCCTGGTTTGAATAAAATCTTATAATAGTCATTATTTGCATCAAAATCGTCAAAATATGGAGCTACGTTTAAATTTGTTTGCTGAGACATAATTCTTTAGAACTGCAAAATGACTTTGATATCTTCTTTTTGATTTGATGACCTGGTAATCGAAGGTCTGTTATCAACATAAATTAGGTTTCCAGAGTGTTTCTTGACCTCTGGATCAGACAATCCATTAGTAAACGATTGACCTAGGTAATATGTTCTATTATTTATTACGGTTGATACACCCGTAAATGATGTGCTAATAGAAAGATTTACTGATCCGCCATTGATCGTGATACTGCCACCTGTTGTGGGATTGCTAGTAAATGCCTGAAGTTCAAATCCATATGTTGGATTTGTTTGTGCAGTTCCTACAGTGTTAAAACCAGCTAAGGTTCTATCTTGCCAATACTTCAGAACTCCTGTCGTTTGATCATAGTTAACTACTCTAGCAATAGCAGTAGTACCAGAAGATACGGTTTGAGTTACATATGAATCTGCTGTAAATGTAGCACCACTATATCCAACTCCAGTGAGTCTTATTGCACCCAAAGAACTTGCTTTGTCTAAAGTAAGTATAGTGTTGGTTCCAAAAGATTGTGGATTTTCAAAAATACCAACTCTTGCGATTTGGTTTCCAGTTATAAAATCTGGGTTTTCATTATCATTTTCAATTCTAGAATATAGTAAAACGTTGGTTGCGCCAAGTTCTCTGTAAATATCTGCACCATGACCACCTTTAGGTGTGATAATTACATCAAATGTTGGTCTTGTAGTTCCTAGTGGAACGTTTCCAGCTTCTAGATCTACATTTCCATAAGTATATCCAGAACCCTGATTGGATACTGTAATAGACTCGATTTGTTGATCATTATCAACTACGATTGTGCATTCTGCTCCAGATCCATCACCTTTAATTGGAACTCTAGTATAAGTTTTGTTTGCTGTTCCTACAGCAACTCCTCTATTTGTAATAGTTACAATTTTGATTGAACCATCTACTGCATTATCTCTAACAACCTCATTATCTGTTCCAGTCTCCCAATCTGGTGGAACTGGCATAAAATCAGTAGAATCAAATTTTACAATATCTCCAGGTTTAATAGTATAAAGATATTTCCAAATATATCCATCACCACTAGTGCCTGCAGATTTTGGTTCTAGATCAGTAAATAATGGTTCATCCAAAGATGGTTTGCCATTTGGGTTTTCTGGATCAGTTCCATTTTGAAGACATGCATACACTCTATATTCACTGTTCATTACAAAGAACGAAGCAGAATATAGATTAGTAGATCCACTCACGGCCGCTGGATTAGATCTACTATAATCATGTCGATACATGTCATATGTTGTACCAGAAGTCCAGTTTCTTTTTTGAACAACTTGTCTAGCATCACTAGAATTAATCTTTTTCAGAGCAATGACAGTATCCCAAGTGTCATTCTCTTCATTAAAACTATCTCTAGGTGCTGGGGGATTTGTATCCCAGTCAGATTGAATATCAGTTGGGTTAGGCAACCCAATAAAAGAATAATAAGAGTTAGCAGAGGTGCTAACTCCAGATACAAAATTTTTCGCGTTTAATATCCTAATCTGATCAGTAATTATTGCGGCCATTTTGGGTGGTTTTTTAGTTATTTATTAGGTATAATTTAAATACTTAAGAGTATTGGTTCTTTGAACAATTGTTCCTGTAGTAATACCAGCAGATCCAGAATCAAGATATGCATTATATTCTTTGGACTTAGATCTTTCAGGTAGTGTAATTCTTCCCCAACTGTAGTTTCCATAGTAATTACTATTGCCAATTCCAGAAAGACCATTGTAATCACCTACACTGACAGTTGCCTTAGCAACATATGTAAGTCCAATTCCTGGAGCATTAGTTTGACCAATAGAAACAGAGATCACTTCGTATATATTATCTAAACATGTTGTTCCAACTCCAACTTGAGCACCTGTGCTATCCAACGAAGTAACACCATCACCAACGTTTGAATTGTAAACTGAGAGATAATAACCAGATTGAATTCCACTGATAGTTGTTAATCCAACAACTGTAGTGTCTCTAAAGAAAGAATCTTCAGGGATATAGAGATCTAAAATAATACCAGTTGTCACACCTACACTAGTAGTAGTTACACCAATAATAATTCCAGAATCCCCTTCATATGTAGTCACAGAATTTGATTCTTTAGTGAATGTTGGTGTTTCAATCAAGACAAGAGGAACTGATGTATAACCTGTTCCAGGCCCAGTCATCGTTATTGAAGTAACGATACCTGCAGTAATAGATGCTGTTGCAGATGCTCTCGTAGTCGTTCCCAATCCAACGGGATTTTGAATAGTGACAGTAGGAGCACTTACATAACCAATTCCACCATCAGAAATAACTACAGAAGAAATTGTTCCAAGTCCAGAAACAACGGCAGTTGCAGAAGCAGATACTTGAGTTTCCTGTGAAATGAATGTAACATTATTCTGGAAATCAAGACTTATATTATTCTCATTGATTGGATTAAAGAATGGTCTAATGTTATCAACAGAAACTATAGTGGTTCCAACTCCAACTGGTTGAATTAGATAAGCAAATGGATTGATGCGAGGCTCATAGTGAATTCTATCTTTGGCAACTTCTTTGCCGTTGATGATTCTATCTTCAGTTTGTCTACACCAGACTACAGGTCTGATCAATGTTTCATCTGCAGTATTTCCTGGTCCATAGTATGGATTTGTTGTGACAAAATCAGTAGAATTGATTTCAGAAACTGTTCTTGCAGTTTCTTGGAAAGTTGCAGGTTGTCCGATATATGAATCATATCCAATTGTTAGATCATCTCCAACCTTGACAGTTTCTAAAATATCAGTTTCACTAACATCAACTGATCCAGTTCCTCTATAGAAGAGAATCTTACAAGTGTCACCGACTTTAGGTGCTTCGGTGAAAGTAATTAAACTACCACCTTTGAATTGATATCCTTCGCCAGGAACTTGTAGAATGTCATTAACAAATACCAATAGAGCATCTGCAACATTGATGTTTGATCCTTTTCCAGAATTAATAGAAACTAATTCTTCATTCGACTTCAGTGCAAACACAACAGTTTCGCCATCAAACAAGTCTTCAATATTATCAAGAACCTGAAGTTCTCCAATAGTCCAACCATTAAACTTATCGTTGAAAGTTTCCTGTATTGTGATTTGGAACTCATTAAATCCAGCAGAAGTAGGAATTCCAAGAGCGCCGCCAGTTGGAACTGTTAAAATATCACCAACGCCATAAGCGTATCCAGTATTTCTAATTTCAAAATCAATTACACTAGATCCTTGTCCAACAACAATATCAATTTTGGCTTCAGTACCAACACCTGTAGAGGAAGAAGTGTAGTATAAAGGAATATCAGAGTATGAAAGTGGATCATCAATTATCACATAAGGTGGATTTGAGGTTGTGTAACCAGTTCCTGGGTTTGTGATAGCAATACTAACAACATGACCATCAGTTACAGATGCTGTTCCGATGATTTCAACGTTTGGTGTGTCTGTAGAAGAAGTTGCTACAGATACATTAACTGTTGTTTGAATACCTGATCTGTATCCAGAACCACTGTTACCAATACTAATTGCAGAGATAGTTCCTGCAGAAGAAACAGTTGCTGTTCCACCAGCAGCAACGAGTGGTTGATATCCAAATCCTTCAAATGAACCAACAGAAATAATTACACCACCCAATGGAAGATTTGTACTATTTGCATCATAAGGTGCAGATGTTGCAGTTCCAGTGAAAGAAACTGTAGTGATTCCTGTACTTTCTTCCAAAGTATAATCATTTGATACTCCAGGACCTTGGAAAATATCATTGATCAAAATGATTGCATTTTCTGTTTTAATACCAGTTACATCTGATCCTGAAGCCTTAAGAGTAAAGTCACGATTTGTTCCATTAAACTGCTCAGAAACATCATCAAAAATGTAATTCTTATGATATGTCTCTTCAGTGGTGTTTGGAATTCCAGATCTCATGAAAGATCTTCCATGGAAACTTGAACTAGTTGAAATTCCAGTCCAATCTCTTTCATCTGGTGGATTTGTTACAGATCCAATAGGAATATTACCAAAAGGTGCTGCTGCAAAATTGATTTCATTATCTACGATATTATAGTTTCCTTCAATCTTAACAACTGTTGATCCAATGGAGTGTGCTTCAATATTAGTTCCCAACCAAGGTCTTCTAACTCTGATCGCGTTAGTAGTTCCAATACCAACACCTTCAATCTTCATTATTTCATTATCTACCCTAATCAAATCTCCACCAAAGAATGATGTTATTCCAGAGAATGTAATTAGATTATCTAAAGCAGTAACAGGTGAAGCCAATACTGTAGTTAATGCTGTAGATACAATAGGAGATTGAAGAAGATTATCAATTGTTACAATGACTTTTGCATTTTGATTATTTGCAACAAATCTATGAGATGTTCCAATACCAACACTTGTAATATCAAATGTGACTGGAGTTGCTTTCAATGCGTTTTCTGCAGTTGATGCAAGTTCTAAAGTATTTTCATTGATCTTGACTGCATATAATTCATTTGGTAGTTTGTCTGTAACTCCAATTCCAGGAACAGTTGTGGATGCAATTTGAATTGCTTGAGTTGATCCAGCACCAGCATAGTGATAATTTAACTTCTCTCCAGTTACAAAGTAGTGATTTGGAATTGTAACAGAATTAGTGGTCGTATTGACCAATGAAGAGCTGCCATCAAAATATCTTTCAAAGATTGGGAAATTGTTGTGATTTAACGCAAACTTCCTCTTAATATCAAATTCTGTTCCAGTGTAAACTCCCTCTCCAGTCTCAATAGTACCATTGTTAAAGTCCATGATATTAATATCACTATCTACGTGATATTGTGCATTCATATAGACTTTAACTTGAACATCAATGCTTGGGTTTGGAGTGAATGTTAGTTGAACGTCTGTTCCAACTCTATTTGCGTCAAATGTTCCAAGATTAGAAGAAGTTTCTACGTTACCAAATTCAGTTATGTATGCATCAGTTCCATCATCAACAACAAGAATCTCAGACATTTGATACTCATTGTTTGTTTCATCTGCAACTTGTGCAATGAAGTATGCTGTATCATAAGTATCAGAATATGATCCAACAACAGTAGCACTTGGCGAACCAGATGCTGAAATAGAAGTAGTCTTAGTTTCTAAGATTACTCTATCCATCGTGACAGTTCCTACTCCACTGGTTTCAGTATTTGCAATAGAAACTTGCATAGAATTGATTGTACATGCAACTCCCACTGCAGGAACAAAGTCTAACTTAATATTTGATCCATCAATATAAGAGTAATATGTTCCAAATCCAGTTACAGAATACATGGATGGATCTGTTGTGAGTTGGCCATAATCAACCATTTCAACATCAGTTCCATTTGAGATGATATTAATCTCATCAAATTGATACTCTCCATCATCTTTAGTAATTTCAACAAGAACCTTATTGGTAGTATATGTTGATCCTAAAGAAACAATATTTGTTGTAGTTCCAGAACCAACTACTGTACTTGATGTGCTAACTAAAGATTCGCCAATAACAGTTGATCCAATAGAAAGAATCGAATCGTAAAGGTTATATGCAAGAACAGAAACATTAAAATCATTAACAAGGAACTTAGTTGGATAGAAATTAACAATCGCATCAGTTCCACTCATCGTCAAATCAAATGTTCCAATATCATATGAGGTGCTAACCTTACCATATTGATTCAAATATGCTTGAGACTTATCATTGACAATTGTCACAAGCATCAATTGACGCTCATTAAAGTATCTCTTATCTGCTACGTATGTAAACAGTTTTTGAGCTCTAATATTAGTTTTATCGTAGCGATATACTTCTGCATAACGAGTTGGCCTTGGATTACTATTAAAAGTTCCACTAAAGTCATCAATATCAAGAACTCTATTACCTACTGATTCAAGATAATCATTGAGAATTCTATTTTCAAAAATAATTTCATCAGAGACTAATCTTGAAGAAACAACCAAAGAATTTTCTCTTACAAGATCAAAATCATATACACAGTTCAAATCAACAACACCAGTTACATCAACAACAACTTGAACATTTGTCAGTGCTGTAGACAACCCAACTGACATTCTAGTTGAAGAATCAGATTCAATTTGTAAGTCTGAGAATTTCTTAAATCCCGCAGTGTGATTCATCGAACTTACGACATCATCCCAACTATCATAATCAACTCTCGACTTCAAACTATATGAGAAGTTTTGGTAATAAATCCCATCTTGAATTCTTTCAATATCGGAATTTAAGAATCCCACATTACTTTGCCATCCATTTTCAGTTCTTGCTGAAGATGCCAGATTTGCAGAACTAGAGAATTGAGTAACGTTAGATGCAATTGCTTGTGTTTTAGAAGTAACTCCAGTAATAACTTCGTCTTTCTTAAATGTATCTTTTGAAAGCACTTTCAGATATAGATTCTTGGGATCCCAATCATCAACAATACCACTTGGTACTGTATTAGACGAAACTACTTCACCCTCGATAAAATTATTTGTCTTCAACTGAATATTAAAGATTGGAAAATCTTTTTCTGGAATTATTCTTCCAGTAGAATTTGCCGCATCAAATGTTCCTGGGAATTCAGAACCTGTTAGTAAATTGCCCATGTTATAAGCAACTGTAGCTCCAAGACCACCTAAGTTTTCATCTACAGCAACAATAGTAAACAAGGAATAATTATATTCTGATGAATTATATCCTTTTGCAGTTGTACTAATACCGGCACTGATATTTTCAATCATTACCTTATCATTCACTTTAATTGGGAATGAATCTGCTGTGCTAAATCCAACTGCTAAAGTGACTGTAACTTGATCAGTTGCACTGTTGTAATCAATATTAGAAATAGCAACACCATTTGGATTTTCTACTGGTAAAATCTTTGGAGTTACATCATTAATACCATAAGTGTTTCTAACGATAGAAACCTGACTATCACCTGCTTCATATCTAATATCTGCTTCTGGAATTAACTCATTTGTTTTACCATCAAAAACTAATAGTTTTGGTGAGATAGTATATCCCTTTCCGAAAGAAGAAATGCCAATAAAATCAAATGATGATAATGGAGATGCCTTTATAATTTGTGGAAGTAATGTTGAAGGTCTCAGTGTATAATCTGAAGGGAAATTATATCCAATATCATTAACAGTTACATTCTTTGGTCTACCAATAGTTTTTCCTTCAACTTCAACAACAGCCTCACTTCCTGTGGAAGAAGTTATGGTCGTAATACCAGGAAGATCTGTATATCCAAATCCTTTATTTGTGACTTTAATATCAAAAATGGGCCCAGATGCAGATAATGAATCTGTAGTATATGATAAAGAAGAAATTCCTGAAGAGTATGATGATCTTTCGGGTTCTTCACTTAAAGTGTAAGTAAATGATTGAGTTCCATCAATAATTATTTGATGTTCCCCATTATACTCACTTTCTACAATATCAATCTGACCATATCCAATAAATGATCTATCAACAACAACTTCCTGCTTGGTTGGGGGAATATTACTATCAAATACTGGTTCTAATCTATAATAAAGTTTTTCTGGAAGATCATCAGAAATTCTTACACTAATTTGAGCGTTAGTAGAAACTCCTATTGTGCCAGTTTTTTGAACATCAAAGTTACGTTCTATCTTAGTAGTTTCAAATAGATCAGTAAATTCAGGATCAGTATAAAGATTGAAATCAAATGCAGGATAGTCAGTGAAAGAGAACTGATATCCCAAAGATGAATCAGTCAGATCAAAGTTTAGAGTAGAATCTTTATAAACAACAATATTTGGATTTACTAAAGAAATGTTTCCAGAAGATGTACTCGTTAAATCAACAACCTGTGGATTTTGACTCTGTGCAGCAAAAAGAGTTTCAGTTAACTGAATATTATTCTTATCAAATGATACAACATAGTAAGTTTTTTCATCTACCAATCCACCTGCAGATGTAGTTGCTGTATGTAAAACTTTTTGTCCAGTTTTAAATCTATGATTGTCAATTTGAATAGTGTTTGATGTAGTATTAACCCCAGCAAACGATCTAGTATCAGAAATTAAAACTCTATTGTAATCATTATACTCAATTGAATGTGTAGTGGATATGCCAGAATTTACATCGACTTTAACATAATCATTATTTGATAGTCCGTGAGTTTGAGAAGTTGAGACAGTTACAATATTTCTGGAAATTTTTCCTGTAACTGGGGTATATCTAGTACTAAAACTATGATATGTGTTAGTTCCCAACCCAGTAAAGAACAGTGTTCCAATAGAACTAGTAGTCGTAGATATTCCAACAAATCCACCTGCTGTATCTAAACCAACTCTTACAGTTGAAAGACCAATTAAATCATCAGAAACTTTTGCAACATATAAAATTGATTGATCTGAAAGAGTTACGCTTGTAGAAATGCCATCAGGAGAAACTTCAAGTACACTTCCTCCATTTGGAGAATATGTTAGTGCTTCTCCAGTAATAAATCCATGTGATGGCAAGAATAGAGTTTTTGTTGGCACAAAGATCTCAGAAACTCCTGTTCCTGGATTTGATATGCTCAAAGTAACACCAATACCCAATCCAGCAGTTGTTCCCAAGCCTACAGATTCGACAGGATTGAAATACAGTTCTCTATTTACTTTGTAATCATAATCACTTCTAAATCCAACACTAAATGTTAGTTTTCTTGGATTTTCATAAATTGTTTCACTAATTGTATGTGCTACACCAGCAGTTCCATCAATTTCACGTAAAACTCTCAATCTAGAATTTTTTTGATCGACATTAAGGACTTTTAGTTTTTCATCTGAAATTTGGATAATATCATTCTCTCTAATTGAGTTAAATGTTAGATTTCCCGCAACAGTAATAAAAGTTGCTATTCCAGTATTTGCAACAATGTCTAAACCTACTGTAGAAGATCCAACACCAACTAAGAACAATGCATTAGAAGATATTCCAGCAACACGAGATCCCTCAATCTTTGATGAAGCAGTGCTTAATCCAGAAACAACAATATTGTCTTTATTTCTTAGATTATGTGGCGAATTGAAATATGCAATATAGTCATTTTTTCCATTTCCAGGATAGAATTCAATATCACTAAAATTAGTTGAAGCAACACTGATTGAACTTACATCACTTCCAAAAAGTCTTGAAACTTTAGCAGCTGCACCATTTCCAATCGTATTCCCATTAATATCTCTATTATCAAATACTAATCGATCATTAACTCTATAGTTATTTCCTCCAATTGAAACTTTAACATCATCAATATTGCCAGGATTTGTATTTTTGATGGTAAATGTTTGATCTAAATCATTTGGAAGATCAAAATAATCATAATAGAATTGTCCATCACCAGTATTATAATATTCTACATTTCTCATCCACTCTGTTTCATTTAAATTATACTCATTTTGAGTTGAGGATGACTTGAAGTTAAAATCGTTTGGTTTTGATCTAAACGAATTGCCAATTAAGTATGGAAATTCTGGCCTTCTATAATTTGCAAAAGTTCCCCTTGAATCAGCACTAATTGAGTTTACTGTTGCAAAATATGCATAAGTTCCATTAGGGAAGTCTGGAGTTATGCAAAATCTTCCATTATTTTCATCAAGAACAGAATCATCATCCAAATCAAAGTGTGTGTAATCTTCAATGAAGAAACCTTCTTGGAAATATGTCAAAGATGGTCTATTATCTTTCAAATCAATCTTATAACCACTCTTCATCAGAGTTATAGAACCACCATCTCTATTGGAATATGCATATGGTCCATAAATTGGATTTCCATCATAAGCCCAACCAATTATTGGAGAGTGGTCTGTAGATAAATTCTCAACATTACCAGTTTTTTCCAAATCTTTTTTGGAATGGAGGAAATCTCCATCTTGATTAATTGGATATACTCTTTCTCTTAGTTTTCTTGGAGCATAAAGGTGAGTAAATTGCAATCCATCTTTTGAATCAACAATAAACCCATCATCAGAAGATATTACATCAAAGTGTTTTTTAACTCTATCAACATTCCAATTTTGAATTTGAGCATCACCTATAAAACCAGTTCCAGCATTGGAAACAGTTAGTGTGGTTGTACTTTGATTGTACCCAGTTCCACCAGAAACTACCTTGACTGATGTTATCTGTCCATTTTCAATAATTGGAGTAAGTGCTGCACCAAAACCATCTCCCTCCAAAATTAGATCTGGAGTTGAGTAATAACCAGATCCAGCATTATTTACTAGAACTTCAACAACTTGACCATTTGATACAATTGGGTTCAAAAGAGCATTAGAACCTTGACTTAAAGTAATATTTGGTTTTCTGTTGTAGTTTAGTGTTTGATCAGAACCAAAATTAGATCCTTTTGCACTTAGATGTATAGATTGAATCGAACCTCTGAATATTGGTCTAATTTCAGCTCTAAATTCCTCAAGACCTATTGATGAAATGCCAATATTACCCAATACACGTACAGAAATGTCTGGATAATTGAATGAGTGTAATCCATCTCCTTGAGATTCAAAATTTAGATATTGCTTAGTTCTATAGAAAAATTCCTTATCATCGGATTGTCCAACTTGCGATAATTGGAAACTGTTATCATCAACTACAGTCACATAATATTCAGTGTTTGTTGATATACCTGAAATGGGAGTTTCATTATTATAATACTTTATGATCTCTCCAGACTGATATGTGTGATTATCAATATTGATGTAATTAGTAGATGTATTAATTCCCGAAGAGAAACAAGTTCTCTTCTTGTTTTCATAACCAATACCAGGAGAAACTATACTAACAGAATCTAAAACTCTCTTCTTATTGACAGCTTCGAGTTCGTGATTACCAACTCCATTCGATGTTAAAGTGACAGTATTGATGCCAGATAATGCTTCACCTAGAGTATTATACAATTTAACTGTGTTTGAGTCTTCTACCCCTACATGATACTTTGCACCTGTAGAAAGACCTCCTACTGCAGTCTGAGCGTTCGTTTGATATATTACTTGCTCTCCATTCTTAAATTTATGATATGTAGAAAATCCAATTGTAGATAAAGATGCGCCTATTGAAACTAAGTTAGCAGCAATTTCTGAATTGAAAGAACTTAGATGCGTTGTTAACTTAGTATGAGATTGAGCCTTTGCACCAACACCATTTCCTCCAGTAATTACAATTTCTGGATCTTCTTGATAATCAAATCCGCCATCAATAATATCAATCCTTTCTAAGGTTCCAATCACAGAAGCATGTGCAGTAGCACCAATTCCAGATCTATCAGAAATAGTTACTTCTGGTACATTAATAATGTCATAGTTATTTCCAGGAGAAGATAATGTAATCTCATCAATTTGACCATAGTACAAAACATCAGGAGACTTATAATTTAAAATTTCTACACCATTGACAAGCATTCCAGTTTTACCAGGAGTTGTCTCATAAAGTTTTCCAGTAATTTCTGGTGTTTTAAATTCTCTTAGCAATTGTTGCGATTTTACAGTTTTGCCATACACTTTGTATGGACATATTGTATTATCTGTTACGACTCTTACAGTATCAAGTGTAATGAATCTAGAGTTATCAATATCAGATCTACTTCTGGATAACTTAATATTATTAGAGTCAACTCTCTTTACAAAATATAATCCTTCATCTAATCCTAAAGTTGTGCCATTATCAATGTAACTAGTAGTAATGCCAGTAAAAACGTTGGTATTAGTTATGGTTATTTTTTGTGGTGCATAATAAATCTCATCACCTGTATATAATCCATGATCAGTGATTGTTGTAATCTGAAAAGTATCGCCAACAAATGATCCAGAGAAAACAATTGAACCATCTTTAGCCTCTAGAGGAGATGTATCAAAGAAAGGTAACGAAGGCGCAGAAATTAAGGCCTTGTCACCATGAACATATGTATTTTGAACATTTGCATTATAAATGTTTGCACTTACAAAATTAGAGGAATTGGTTTTTGATAGTCTTCTCTGTGCTGTGTAAATTTTAGTACTAGAAACAGTTATTGTTGATGTTAACTTAACAACTACCTTTTTACTGGATCTTACATCAGAAATAGTTCCAGAAATGGCTGTACCACTCTCATCTGTAATTTCAATAGTGTCATCTACGTAAAAAATATGATCCTTATCAAATTCTAGTTCATATAATCTATTTGAAGCACTTATAGTAGATACTTGATCAACTTTATATGTTGTTGATACGTTAAGAATCCAATTTTTAAATTTTATATCTTTACTTTCCTCACCTAAAGATTTTACATTTATATGATCACCCTTACTATAAAAATATGAATCTGGATCTAATTTTATAGAGTTAATTACAGATGAAATCCTGACAGAAACTTCTGTTCCAAATCCAGTAGTTGCAGAAGCATATGTGTTTACGCCAACATATGAAGCATCGACAATACTATTAGTAACATTAGTACAATCTATGAATTGTTCATTTGTCTTAGATGTATATGAAACAATTCCTGTTGAATTTGAATAGTTTACATATAATTCACCACTTTCAGGAAAACCAACAGTTGAATCTACATCAATTGTAGTTGCTCCTGTTGATACTGATCCAATAACCTTAGATTTTGCATGAACTGCAAAATCGCCATATACTGCGCCATTATAAGTAATATCTCTATTGTAACCACCATCAATTTTTAATCGATAATAGTCTGAATTATCATTTGTTGATATCTTCTCTACAGAAGCTACAGGACCATATGCAGGGTTGATATTTTCATATTCTTTTTGAAATAATGTGAGATTTACAAGATCAAAAGGATTTCCTTCAACACTCTCTACGATAAAATCATTGGTAACTCTAAATCTTGCATCTGATGCTCTCATCAAATGCTCTTTTGGTCTTACAATTTCAACATTTTCATTGTAAAGTGCCCTGAATAAAATTTCAAAGGATTCGTCGGTACCTTTGCTGCTATAAAAGTCCTTAAATTGTTTTATAAGAACATTTTGATTTACATCCGACGAAAGACTTCTACTTTCAATTCCAGGAACTAACTGAATTTTAGTTT